GATTTAATGAATTTTAATTTCTTCATATCTCTAAACTTTCTCCCTCGCTAATATAAATTTCCACTTGTCCCTCATTTTCATAAACACCTAAAAAATCATATGACATTAATTTATTTTCATTAGAATAAATTACACATTTTTTTTCGTCCCCATGATCATATTTTTTAATATAATCTATTAAATCTTGTAATTTCATAAATTATCCTTTCTATTATTCCCATATAATTAGGATAAAATAAAAGTCAAGTTATTTTTTTTCTTTTTTCTATTGACTTATAAATTAATGGGATTATATAGGATATTGTTGCATTTGGATTCTTAAGAATTGATGGCAATAGTTCGTGGCAACGCTACCGTTCACCTCTCAGACCATAGTGAAATAGATATGGCAGACAAGGGTAACCATACAGATGTAACAAAATGGCTTGGGTAGTGCCAATCTGATAATCGTTAGAGTCCTAGTGCTGAATCGAAAGACCACTTTGATTTGAGAGTTAGAAGATATTAGGATTGTGTTTGAAATTACACAAAGCAATCAAGAGTTCCTGTAAACTACCCATAAAGAAAGGATTGAAAATGAAAGTTAAAGAATTAATAAAAAGACTACTTCTTGAAAACCAAGAGTTAGATGTTGTTTTTTATAATGAAAAACTTGATGATAACCATTGGGGTTGCAAACTTAATGAAGATGATGAAAACAGAAAAGATTTAGTTATTGTTCCAACTATTGAAGAGGAGGTTATATAATGAGTGAAGAAGTATATTATTACAGCGAAAGTAAAGGCGAAGATATACCTGTTTCTGAAATGCCCGATTTATATGTTCGTCGCGCTTTTAAGAAAATGATTGTAAAAGAGAAAAATAGAAATGACCATAAGGACGCGTTAAAAGTAAATGTTAGAAACGCTATGATGTATTTAGAGAAAGCATTGGAGGAGTAATGAAAGTTAGAAAATTATTAGAATTACAATCAAGTTATTTTTCTATTGACTTATAAATTAATGGGATTATATGAGATAATGTGGTATCTAGGAAATACAGTTGTTGTATACGACTAGACGAAGTAACGTATGGTAGCAAGAAAAAGCCACATCGCACAGGCGACGGAGTTATTCGGATAAGTCCTGTGCAATTTTAGAAAGGATTAAAAATGACTGAAGAATTATTTTGGAGGCGAGTTACTAATTTGTGGACAATTTATCATAGCATTACAGATGATTTAGTGTATAAAGCTATGTGGAAAAGAAAGTTAGAAGAATTAATGCAGAAAGGATTTGAAAATGGAAAGAACTGAAATAGGAATTGGAAATATGAGAATAGATGTCGTTGATGATAATGCTGTCTATATCAATTTAAATGGCTACACTTACTACATTGACGATTCAACAAACGAGCAACTACTAGAAAAATGGAAAGAAGAGGAGAAGTAAAATGAAATATGAACAACAAGATAATAGAGTGTGTATGCACTACGTAACAGATAGAATAATGAATATTTTATCTGAACCAAAAAAAGAAATGGAGAAAGCGTTAAAGGAATTTCATGAGGAAATGGTCTATAACTTAGGAATTAACTCCATGCACAATCACTTTGGAGAAAAAGATGACCAAAGATAATTTTTTAATGCCAGAGTATTATAATCAATCGAAACCAAAGAAAGAGGAAATTTTAGTTGATCGTAAATGCTATATATGTGGTGTAAAAGCGAAGATGGGAAAATTTGAGAGATATTGCTCTTTTCATTGTAGGAATAGGGCAACACGTATGGATGTCAATGCACATGGGATCAAGTTTAGATGATTAATCCTTTTGATTTTATATGGGGAACTATAGAATATTTTTGTGTATTCTTTACTTTTTCTTGGATTTTATTTCAATTTTATAGAGTAGGACTACTTACTGTTAAGTTTATCAAGTTTGTCGCTAGTAAGTGAGTTATCTTCTATTTCTTTAACCTCAACACCAATAGCTTCGCCATTAATAATATTGTGATCGCGGATCTCTTTTAGTTTAGCTTCTAATTCTGGTCTGGACATATTATCGAGAGAAGCGGTTACAACTTCTTTACGATCAACATAAAATCCTGCTAATTGACCTCTTCTAAATTCAGCATTTACAGCAGGACCCATTTGTCCGTTTGTAACAGCATGATCTCTTAATCTTGCAAGTTCCCTAGAATGTCTAACAAAATCTATTTTACTAGCTTCTGCATATTCTCTTTGTAGCTCTTCAATAGCTTCAACAACTTTTGGGAAATACTTGGGATTTCTTAGGTTACAGGCCTGGGAAACAGCAGATTTCTCAGAATATCCAGCTTGTCTAGCACATTCTGTTGCTGTTAAACGCCCATTTTCCTTAACAAATATATCTACAAAAGCTCTTTGTTTTGGGCTTAATTGTCCGTTTCTAATTTTAGGCATGATTTTTTCTTTAATACACGTTTTATTTTATATAAGAATATAAAAAATACAATAATAATATATAAAATTTTTGTTTGATGAAAAAAACCTCAGTCTGTCGAGGTTACGTCTGGTTACGTCTGGTTACGTCTGAAAAGTAACCTGTTTTTGGCTGTTTTTCAATGGTTTTTGGGGGTGGTTACGTGGTTACGTCATTTTTGAAGAAATTTTTTTTTATTTTTATTAATTATTTTTGAAACATTCTATACAAAATATAAAATGGCGGATTTCTGCCAATCTGGACGTAACCCGGTTACGTGGCAATTTGTCCATTGTCCGTGTTCCAAAAATACTGTACAATAATCCTATGACAAGAGACGAGATACAAGACCTATACGGCGACGATGAACCCGAAATGTTATTCGCGGATGGCTACGATGAAGCTATTGCAGGGACAATATGGGACGGCGAGAGAACCCGCGTGGTCTATAAAGTCGAGAAAATTCTCAATATTCTCATGGAAAGGGACGAAATGACCTATGATGAAGCATCCGAATATTTTGATTTTAATATTGCAGGATCCCACATGGGGGTATATACACCATTATATTTAGAGACATGAGAAAGCATGAAAAGACACAAAGTCAAAATGAGCTACAAGAAACGCAATCCTATGGCGCAAGAGGTGCGAACGGAAAAGTACAAATCAAAAACGATTCCCGATAAAAGGAATAAACTAAAGGAGAAAGACGCATGGACAGAACTGATAGAGAACTTGAAGAACCGAAGATAAAATATCCTTTGGTCCTTGTTTCGTGGTACGATGCCAAAGATGGAGCAACCGGGTGGCATTCCATAGAGGACGTCCAAAAAGAAAAATTGGCCGTATGCTACTCAACAGGATGGCTCGTTCTGAAAAATGACGATAGGACCGTCGTGATGGCGGACTACTCAAATGAAGAAAATGCACATGATGGCGGGCGTCATATCGCCATACCAACAGGATGGGTAAGAAGTATTACCTATCTCAAACCCGACTACAA